GCCGCACTCCGTTACAGCATCTATAAATTCTTTGTTGGTCACGTGTATTCCTTGTGTTTGGTTATAAGAAACCACGCTAGTAAATATGTTTGTGTTAAAAAATATGCTAAAAAATTAAAACACAAAAAGACAAGAGATAGCTCACTACCTCTTGCCTCTTCAGGTGGATTTAACCGTTAACTGCGTTGATTACACCAGCTAAATATTGTGCTGCCTTACCAGATAGTCTACCGATTATTTCATCATCGACATCTTGTCCTGCATCAGATATTGCTGATTTCAACTCATTATGCATTGCCTCTTTAGAAACTCTACCTCCACCAGTAGAACCTCCATTAGAAGAACCACTTGATGGGTTCTTCTTCACATACACGCCTGCCCTAGTTAAAATCATTCTGACTCCATTTGGGCTCTCGCCTAATTCGTCAGCTATTTCTTTTACTATCTCCATACTTGTTTCTGGAGTAGGGTCTTGTTCTGTGTAAAGGTCAATTGCTTGTTGTTTTGATTCGTCTGTCCAAGCCACTGCTCTTCTCCTTTTTTGTTTTTGTTGAAAATAAAATCTGTCTCCCATTTATTATATTATAAAGATAATAAACATGAAAGTCAAGAATTATTTTTAGTTATGGTAGAATTGCGTTGAACTTTAAATCCTCTGCTCTATCATCAGTCCATCGTTCACCACAGTCTTGACACGTCATTACTGGGGCAACAATAGCAACTGGTCTGTCATTACTTTCAAACTGAATAATGTCAGCTCTTTGATTTATGTTCAGACTCCCGCAGTTCGGACAGTTCATTGTTTTCCTCTATTAACTTGTTAATTCTTATGTACAGATTGTAGATAGTCCTATTAAGGTCACGTATGGTATTCTCGTAAGCATTTTTGGCTAAGCCGTGCTTATCGTCTTCGTCTACAGAAGCCACAGGTCTATCATTATCCATTTTTATATTATACTAAATTCTTAACCAAAAGTCAAGAATAATTTTTTGGTAGGTTAGGTCTACCATTCCAAATCGTTTATAAATTGAAGCTTCTCTAAAGCTGTCGCAGCTTTAGTTACTTCTTCATCTATTGCTCCTACGATATCGGAGTGCTCTCCTATACCTGCAGGACGATTTAAGTACACTTTGATATTAACCTTAGCAGCCGCTAGGTCACCTTCGTACTTTAATTTTAATGCTTTTCTTAAGTCATCATTCATTCTTCATCTCCCAATAGGCTTTGTACAAAAGCCTTTATGAACATATCTTGGTTCATAAATATAATTATCAATGCTGGTGCCATAACAAACGAGAAAGCAAAACATAGACTGTAATATAACTTGGGCATGCCCACAGATATATTAGTTGGGTCTAACGCTTTTGCTACTTGATGAGCTGGGTACCATATTGAAACCATACTAGTTAACGCTCCCGACACAGCAAAAACTAGATAAAAATATACTGCTTCCATATATAATTTCCTTATTCCTCAAAGCTTACTCCATATTCTCTTAGATGTTCAAGGCTTCCTAGACTATGGGCAAGGGCATGACCAGAAAAACCTAATCGTTTTCTACCATTCCACCAACCGAGTCTAGCATATTCTTCACTATATGGTACAAGTTCGTATACCCAAATGCTATACAACTTGCAACCATACTCCTTTTCATAGTCTTTTGTCTTGATGCCAGGCATAGAATCTTGATATTCTATTGTATACTCCTTTTGTATTACTGCAGGCATATGATACCTTGCACTCCATACAATGTCACCTTCCTCAAAACTATCTCGAAGACAAACGTCGGGAAGAAAAGCTTCTTGATGTTTGTCCTCTCCTACAGGTCGTTGTGGTACTCCCACTCTATCGATAATACCTTTTACAAAGGCAGCTGACCTATAGATACTTTTTGCTATTTCTGTAATATTATCTCCTTCGATATAATCAGAAATAACTTGTTTGATTTCTTCTTTTGAAGCCATCTTTCCTTTGTTTTGAGACTTTCTCGTATTAACATAGGCTTCCTGTTCTTCAAATTCTTCTATAATACGATTTAATCGTGTCGTATTATAACTAATATTTAGCATTTCGCAAGCTACTTTCTTTGTTATTCCTTCTTCATTAAGGCTGTGTATAACTCTGCGTATATTTGCTGGGCTTAGATTTTCGCCCGCTCTCTTTCTAACACCTCTTTTCATAATTTTATTGCTAATAATGTAAAGATTGCTAACATAATCATGTTTGCAAAAAACATGAGTCCTGCTAGAATTGTATGATACCATATCCATCTAGTTTTGTAAGCATTCTCTATAGTTAAATCATCAGGGTCAGGAGATTTTTCAACTTGTTTTTGTACTAAGTCGTCCTCCTCTTTACTACCCCATAATATGTGATACCATTTTTTCATCTATCACTCCTAGTCGCTATCAAGTTGTAACTGGTGTTGATACTCTCTAAATTCATCTTCTTCCTTTAATTTATATCCTAATAAAATGATAGCATAATGCACTATCTTGTACAAGTCTCTATCGTCAAATCCATTCTTTTTTCCATATCTCTGAGCATATTTCATAATGTTTCCAATACAAAATCCTACTCCATGTTCTGCATCAAATATAATCTCAGTGGCTTGCAGTTTTCCCTGAGAATAATGTTTCGAGTATGTACTATCTATGTACTTTTTTAAGTCCTCTAGAACGACATCTTCTTTGAATTCATACTTAAATTCTGGCATTAAAAATATCCTTTTGGTAAATTATCTGGGTATATATACTTTAAGTTTCCTGATACACTAATTCTAGTAACATCAGTTTTATAAGGTGCTACCCAATGTTGTTGTTGAGCTGGAAATATATACATATCTCCTGTTTTTGGTGTTATAAAATGTCCTATAGATGCCCATTGTCTCAACTTGGAGTTCTCTCCATAGTTAAAAATTAACTGTCCTGGCTTTGCTGTAGTGCCTTCGTGTTCTTTCATTTCAGTTTCTAACTTCTTAGGAACATCTACAAATATAACGAAGGAAATATCACCACTATGTATATGAGGAGGATTAAAGTCTCCTGCCTGCATAAAATTTACCCATAAATCTTGGTATACAAGTTGCATGGGTAGGTACTCAAAACCATGATAACTACAATGAGCTTGTCTATAACCTGTAAATATTTCACTCATTTCTGTATAAAACCATTGGTCAAATACTTCTGGATATCTATATTGGTTTTTAAGATGCCCAGCTAATTCATGATTCCAATTAGTTTTTGCTTGTCTTCCATCAGCGTCTAGTCGTTTCAAGACTCTCTTTGGGCAACTCGTTTTCATTATAAACGGACCCCAATTAAAATGTTGATAGTTCATCTACTACTTATTCCTTTTATTATTAATGAGATTATAACTGCCCATATAAATAAGGCAAATCCATACTTAAAAAGGTAATAAGGTAGTAAAAACATTTCTACAAACATTATTGTTGCTCCAACCATTCATAGACTAAATCGTCCATTAATTCACTAGCATTATGTGTAGTTCCATCAACATCTACTTGTTCTTCCCACCAGTCATACTCTTCTGGTAACTCTTCCATACCAACTTTATCAAGAAATAACTGTGTTACATCATCATTTTCTTCACAAGAACTATCGCCGTCTTCGTCGCCCCAAGCAACTCCAATAAAGTTACGGAACTCATCTTCATAAGTCATTCTTGTTGTTTGACCTATGAACTTAGAAAAGTGTCCTAGCATCTCTATTGGAGGTGACCATGCCGAATACCCCGAAAGAGTACTCTCGTCTGCATAATCTAAAGTAACCCATTTGGCTCCTACATTATCAATGTGCCAATCATAAGAGTCCTCTAACCAACCGTCTTCATCTAAAGTTTTTTCAACATTAGACATAAAAGGTTGTTCGTATGCTTCAACTAATTCTTTAACTTTATAAGCTTTAGCCTTTCCGTCCCACGACTGAATAGTTCTATCTTGGTACTTAAATACTTTATCCTCATCAACTTCATTAAAGCGTATGTCAAAGTACACATGATTTGCCATTATGTGTCTCCTTGAGTTAAAGTTTCTCTTCTACGTTCTTCCGAGTAGTATAATGCTCGTACAAATGCTCCTAATTCTTGGTCGTTAGGATATGTCGCAATAGCACTATTTAATTGACTATATGTTAGCATTATATGTCCCCTTCTTCTCTGTGTTCACTTCTGTGAATTTCAAAACCATTTGGGTATCTTTTTTCTAGTTTTGCTATGTTTTCTTTCATAACTTCTTCAGGTGTAAAGCCTAGTGCTAAACAACCTTGTACCCAATACCATAAAACATCTCCAAGTTCTCTTTTCATATGGAACTTGATGTCTTCGTCAAAATGTTTCCCTTGAAACACTATCTTTTTTATAATCTCTGAAAATTCGCCTGATTCTGCTTGCATTCCCATAGAGCAAGTTATTAACTGGCTCCATTCGGCATCTTTATAGGTATTCTGCAAACCAAATAACCTATCTGCCATAACCTCTGTTCTGAGGCTTTCATCTGATGTGGTACTTCTTACGAATTTACCATAGTCATCTATATTTATTGTCAATTTATTACTCCCTAATTTAATCTATTATTGTTCTTTTTCCACTCTGCTATCCATTGGTCTTTTTGTATTTGTGTCCATGTAAATGGAAAACATACTGTGATACGAGGTTTATCTTGTAATACGACTCTCATATTACATGTATTAGAATAACGACTTGTAGAAACAGAACTAAAACAGGTATTATAGTTCTTACTAACTCTAGTAAGTGTTTTACACTTCTAATATCATTTTCCATTCTTTTTAGTTTTTTTCTTGTTTTCTTTGTCATCTTGTTATCCTCTTTTCGTAATCTGCTTCTTCTTCTATCCACCAGTGTGGTTTCTCTCGTCCTTTCCAACTTGCGAAGGTTGCTTTGTCTTTGTGGTAGAACTTCCTGTAGGCGATAATAGCATTTGGTCCCTTAAGCTCATCTGGCATTGCCTGCGCAAATGGGCTGAGTCCACATCGAGGTAAGTTGATGTCTGGTAACTGTAGTATGACATCATGCACTGATTTATGCGATTTTCCATATCTAAATCCATATTCATCATTAAGTGCGAGGGCGAGCGTGTATAAGTATTCATAATTGTCCAAGCTACTACGCACCCACACACTACAAGGGTGGTTATGCATAGTGGGTAAATAAGGGAACGGTCTAGGTTCCACTTTCTTGTGTTTTCGGACGACTGCCCATTCTTTTGATGTAAGTTTTCTCGGTGTATATCCAATGTATTTCTCTATCCAATGTGCTGTGCATAATAATTGAGCGGACTCAAGAATCATCTTCACAACGTGTTTATCTACGTGATATTCTGCACACTTATCTATGTCTTCGTCAAGTATAAAAATATTCATTGGGTATATTATAGTTGAATTCAACTTGTGAGTCAAGTTTTATTTTGAGGTTTGGTGGTTTTTATCTAAACCAACCAACTAGAGAATGTCTGACTCCTCTAGTTACAGGGGAGACCCTGTGTTTGTGTGAGGAGTCAAACATTGTAATTGAACCTTTTTCGTATGCTTCAGCGTTCAGAGTGTATTCTTTAAACTCAAGATCACCTCCTTCATACTCTGATTTGTCGGATAGCTGAAGGGTAAGACTAAGTCTTCTTGGTCCTTCAGGTGGCGAGTCCAAGTGCCAGTCGTAAAAGTCACCTACTGAATAAGTAGCCAACTGTAATGGCTCTAGCACAAGGTCATCATAACCCCAGTACTGTAAACCAAAGGATGTACCT